TTGGTGATTTAATAAATGGTGAAATTTTAGGTTTAATTCAAGGTAGAAGTGAACACGGTGCAAGATCTTTAGGTAATAGAAGTATAATATGTTTGCCTAGAAAGGGAATGAAAGATTTGCTTAATAATAAAGTTAAGTTTAGAGAGTCTTTTAGACCTTATGCACCTATTGTGCGTTTAGAAGATGCAAGAACGTATTTTGACTTTGGTAAATACAGTAGATGGATGACTCACAATTCAATGGTTAAAGAAGAATATGAAGAACAATTACATTCAATAACCCATGTCGACGGGTCTGCAAGATTACAAACAGTTACCAAAGAACAGAATGAATTTATATACAATATACTAACAGAATTAAAAAATAGAGGTGAGATACCGGTTATTTTAAATACATCTTTCAATATTCAAGGTAAGCCTATACTTAATACATATAAAGATGCATTGTGGATGAGAGAGAATACTGGTTTAAATAAAGTTATAACTGACAAGTATATATTATTATGACAAAAAAAGCTTTAGTTTGCGGAGGCGGTGGTTTTATAGGTTCACATCTAGTAAGACAATTAAAAAAAGAAGGCTATTGGGTAAGAGCTGCTGATATAAAGTATCTGGAGTTTTCTAAAACTGCTGCCGATGATTTCGTGTTAGGGGATTTAAGAGATATTAATGTGGTAAAGCAATGTTTAGATGGTATTGAGGATGTATATCAATTAGCTGCCGATATGGGCGGGGCTGAATACCTTTTTAGCGGCTTAAATGATGCTAACGTAATGCATAACTCAACTTTAATTAACTTAAATGTGTTAGATGAAAGTGTGAAGAGAGGTATAAAAAAAATATTTTACTCTTCTTCTGCATGTGTCTATCCGGAGTATAATCAAATGGACCCAAACAACCCTATATGTAAAGAATCTACTGTTTATCCCGCTCAACCTGATAGTGAATATGGTTGGGAAAAGTTATTTGCAGAAAGACTTTATCTTGCTTACAACAAAAATTATAATATAGAAGTAAGAATAGCTAGATTTCATAATGTTTATGGGCCTGAGGGTACATACAAAGGTGGTAAAGAAAAATCACCAGCAGCTATATGTAGAAAAGTTGCAATGTGTGAAAATAATGGCACTATAGAGGTGTGGGGCGATGGTACTCAAACAAGATCATTTCTGTATATAGATGAATGCGTAAAAGCGGTTAGAAGTTTAATGGAATCAACTTTTCAAGGTCCAGTTAATATAGGTTCTGAAAGATTTATTTCAATAAATGATTTGGCAAAAATGGTTATTAAATTATCTGGAAAAAATATTAGTATTAAAAACATTCCAGGTCCTATAGGTGTTCATGGCAGAACGTCAGACAATACTCTATTTAAAGAGAGATTAGGTTGGCAGGTATCAGAAAATTTAGAAGAAGGTATAACTAATACATATAACTGGATACTAAAACAAGTATCAAATTAAGTTATAATTATCATCTAACTTAGTGCTGTTAGGATACATAAGATAGTTCCATTTGTTTGGTACCCATACTGATATGCATCCCATTAAATGACATATATAGCTGTATGAACTAACTGACATAACTAAAAAGTCAGCATGGCTCATGTGGTATATATCTGAAATTGTTTTTTCGTTTAGATGTAAAGCTATCGTATGATTATCACCGTCAACTAAACTCAAAAAGTCGTTAAAATCATCAACTTCACCTTGCGAGTATAAGTGAAATATTACTTTTTGATTTTTAAATTTTTCTGTTAAGTTTTTAAATAGGTTTACATACCTATTGAAATTAGATTCTTTTATAGCAAAGTGTTTTAAGTCTTTTTCTGATCTAAACATATCACGGTGTTCATCCTGCCACCATATACCATCAGGATTACCAGTCCATTGTCTAACCACAACCACGTCCATTTTATTTTTTCTTCTTACATGGACGGCTACATTAACTACACCATTAGTAAAATATTTTAAACTATCATCAATCACTAAATTATCTCTTATTGACATTAATGTTTTATTATTATAAAAATCTTTAATATATTGATTGCAATGACCTATAACTTCATTATTGTTGGTATTAAAGTAAATTAAAATGTCTTCTTTTGAATCTTTATTTTTATTAATAAAATTCAATGTCTCATCATTTAATTCAAACTTATATGTGGTTCCTGTTGCAGGCCCTTTTGGAAAATTAAAAAAAGTATTATACTCGTTGTTAATTCTTGCAATGTTATTGTCGCCTTTTTCACAAAAATCTACTAAACCATCAACCCCGTCAAATCCAAAATTTACACCTAATATCTTACTCATACCATATAACAAAATATGGTGTTGTATTATTGATCCAATACCTTGACCGGAAAACCCTTTTGTCTCACATTTTAAATATATAGGCATTATACTACTATTATATTATTTGAAATTGATTGATTATAAAGGAATGGGAATTTAAAGAATGGTAATTGTAAGTTTGTGTTTATGATTTGAATGTCAGTGCTGGAGTACTTTGGATTGAACACTAATAGGCTCAATCCATCTAAAGTAACTGTGGTGCCGTCACTTGCTGTTCTTTGCATACTAAAGTTACTTACACCTTGTACGCTTAAAATTTGTGTAACTAAATCACTTAAGTTTATTAACTGACCTAAATTACAATTTGCAGCTGCAAAATAATTGACAAATATACTATTAACATTGCTAATAATCATGTTAGGATCAACCAATATACTTGAGTCTTTCTTGATTACTAAATACGTTTCAGAAGCTATATCAGTTGTTATAGCTTCACCTGGTAATGCAAACCCTAAAGTAAAGGCTGTATATATAGGATCTTGTGGTATGAGCTCCATATTAAGAGCTTTATTGTTTACCATAGATGTTATAATAGCATTCTTCTGAGAATTTTGTAAGAAGTATTGATTGTTATTAGAATCTACCGTTTGAATAGTAGGTACCATATAAAGATAAATGTTATTATCTTGACCAGCATGTGCAAAATTTACTTCATTGAACAGCACTCTTGCATCCATGTTAGGTCTTGTTATACCCATATCATAAAAATACTTTATAACGTTTTCAATATATGTTCTGTTGTTGATTGCTTTTGAATCTAAAACTATATTTGAGAAATTGGACTTTAAGAATGTTTCAAAATCTGATTCCGTAATAAGTCTGTTCTGACTATAAAATGTTTTAGGTGCATTGGTTCTAATATCTTGAACACTCTCACCTGCATTTGGTTGTGATGAGCCTACATTGTTTGTAAAGTTAATATAACTTGCAAGCGTAGGGGTAATGTAGTTTAATGACTGATTTAAAATGCTTGGTGATAAAGTATTGAATTGAGGTGTAGCAAAAAAGTTAAGTGTGTTGTTGTTTAACTGATTAGTAGAAATAACGCCTGCTGCACCGTCACTTTGTAGATAGTAAACATAAAGTGTATCACCTGCGTTTAATTTGTGGCCAAATACCCCGTTACCGAACTTTAATTCATAATAACCATTTTCATTATAACGGCATTCATAAGCAAGTGAACTACTGTCTTCTAAAAATACTGAATTGGTTAGGTTGTATTGTGAAAAGGCCCCTGTGCTTGCATCCTGAATATAAACATTAATACTACCCTGGTCAATATTAATAGGTTGGTTAGTGACATTATCTGTAACTACTAATGTAAATGTTTCAAAAGGCTCACCTGTTGCAACCTGTGCTGGGTATTCTATATACTTACCCTGGTATAGTAAACTTTCATTGTACAATGAAGTTAAATCTTCTGTACCAGTTACAGACGTTTTACTAAAAGTTACGTCTTTAACAAATGAATAATATATACCATTTACTGTGAAGTATGAATACCTTGGAATTGTGTAAATGTTAGCTGGTAAACTTGCATTTGCATTTGCCTGAAATGTTAAAAGTGCTGTTTGGTAACCTGTAGGTGAATAACCTATAAGTTTTACAAGCCTGTTCATGTTCTGATATAACAGAGTCTGGTCAAACATGGACTCACTACTTGTTGAATTCAAGTAGAAAAGCAAGTAGTGATAGGAGAGAGCAATTACGTCGTTAAGGGCACTAATATTACTACCTTCATATACTTGATCAGTAAAGATGCCGCCTTGTGTTAACCTGTCAATGATTAATTGTTTTAAAGAAAGAGCATCAAACGTTGCATAGCTTGTTCTAGGCAATGTGTAATCCGTAAGTTGTGTAATGTTTTGTGCCATATTAGTTGTAGTAGAAACCAGACTTGTTTAAAACCCCAACAATATTTACTTGCTGGACGTTAAATTGTGGTACAGAGATGTTAAACCCTATAGTATATTGATTTTTATCAGGATCTGGTGTAACGTTAATATTGTTAATAACCACTCTTGGTTCAAATTTTTGGATACCTAATACTATAGCATTGCCTATTAATAATGCTCTATCATCAGTAACAGGTAAAAATAGTAAATCAGAAAAGTTAATGCCAAATAATGGGTTTAATGGTTTTTGACCTGGTGTGGTTGTTATTAAATTGGATATGCTATTGTATATAGCACCTAAATTGTTATCAACTTTTATGTCCGAGATCTGCGGTACCTTGTTTAATTGATTACTATACGTGTAGTTTAGTGTCAAATCCAGTGTCAAATCGGTATAAACAGTTGAATTGCTGTTACCAGAGTTAACATTCTGTAAGATATTTAAATTTAAACCAGCCACATAGAATATTTATGTTTAAAACAGAAAATTACGAAGATAGACTAAATAATAATATATGCCTAATAAGTTCTTAACGCTCGTAGAAAACAATATTACTAGATACACTAATGGTGGTATGCTAGTGGGTGATGTGGTAGAATTAGCTAGTGGTTATAAGAGCGATGAGCACTTTAAGAAATTATCAGATGATATGAAGAAAGCTATCACTGATTTCTTCCATATGTCTGATCTTAACAAACGTATTGTCGCCATCAAAACACGTTATCCAAGTAAGAATCCAGGTGATGAAGACAATAGAGGCGATTGTTTTTCAGTAGAGGTTGCTGCAGAAACAGCTCCAGGCCGTAAAGATTACGAACATAAGATAGCAGTTCCAAGTACAATTTTAAAAGTAGTGCCACAAGATGGTTCAAACCTACCTCGTATTCCAACGAGTATGAGAAAGGCTGAAAGAATTAATCATAAGCCAGTAGCACCAGAAGAAGATGAACAGGTACCAAACAACCCTTACGTTCAGACTTTAATGACACAAGATGGTGAAAAGCTTACCCGTGGTGATAAGGCTTTAGCAAATGTAAACATTCCAATTCCAGCTAGCCCAGCTGTTGGTCATAAGAGCCCAGAAGTGAAGGGTTTTTCAAAGAAGTTTACAAAGCTACCAACTAAACTTAAATAAGTTTTTGTAGTTGGCAGTAACAAGCAAAGGAATTAATTTCCTTATCCAATACAATAGCATCTCTATACAAGTACTCTGCAATTGTAACTATAACTTGCCTCTTGTTTTCGTCTTTTAAATCAGACTCGTAAATGAAATTAAGATAGCTCTTGAGTAAAGTTCCGTAATCACCTTGAAACTCAGTTTCATTGTCAATCAAATACTTTCTAAGTTCCATTAACTTACCAGTCTTTACATAATCATGTATTTTAGAGGTTATAGAGTTCCTATCTACGTTCTCTTTTATAGTTAAAGTTCCTGTTACACAGTACTTCTGTACTGTATTGATGATCTTTCTAATATCTGGGTAGTTATCCTTAAATAGTTTTCCTAATTTCTGCTTTTCATTAGAAGGTATATTAACTCCTTCCTCTTTCATTATATGGATGACTCTATTTACAACGTCTGGCAAATTAGGGTTTAAATCAAAATACTGAGTCCTGCTTTGTATAGCAGGAATGATCTTATGTTTATAGTTTGCAGTAAGAATAAACCGGGTATAACCACTGTATTCTTCCATGGTATTACGTAAAGCTCTTTGCCCATCAATGGTAATACCGTCAGCTTCATCTAATATAACAACCTTTATGTTCCCATCAATGCTCTTGGTTTGAGAAAAACCGCTAACCTTACTTCTAATAGTATCAATACCGTTCTCATCAGATGCATTAATGTACAAGTACTGGCATTTGAGTATGTCCTGCACTATAATCTTAGCTATAGTAGTTTTACCAATGCCGGGAGTTCCGACAAATAGTAAATTAGGAATCTCACCCTTTAATGCTTTGAAATAGTTCCTATTCTCTGGAGAGAGTACCATCTCATCCAGAGTACTAGGCCTATACTTTTCTACCCACAGGTTATTAAACATATTATTTTGTAGTTTTATCTGATGATCCGAAACCCTTATCACCTCTAGCTGTCTCACTTACTTGATCAGTCCATTCAACGTCAGCCTGAATTAATGGATAAACAATTAACTGAGCTATCTTATCTCCAGGCATAAACGTTTGAGCAGTGTCTAAGTAATTATACAACTTAATGCCCATATCTCCACGGTAAGGATTGTCAATAATACCGAAATGCGGGAATATGCTCTTTTTAAAGCCTACTCCTGAACGTCCTTCAACTCTTAACCAATACCCTGGAGTAATGTAAGCAAGTTTTAAGCCTACTGGCACTACTGCAAACCCTCTTGCAGGTATTGCAGTTGTTTCAACACAAGTTAAGTCTAAGCCTGAATCACCTGTATAAGGGTCTGCATGGTTGAACTTAGGTAGTACAGCCAATTCATGTGTCTTTATAAATTTAATAGTAACTGGAAACATAGATACAGTCATTATAACACCGTACCAGTTTAATTCAACAGATATTAAGATAAATATCTATATGGCTGACGAAAATGATATGGATGATGCACTTAATCAACTTGTTGATCAATTGCAAAACAACACTATTACTAAACCTGCACCTAAAGAGGAACTTAACATAGATAAAGATAACTTGGAAAAGTTCCTATTACAGTACTCCGGTAAATTGGTTAAGGGGAGCGTGGAGTTTGTAGACGATATTAAAACTTATATATCATCGGCTCCTGATGCAAAGGAAATTGCAGCTGTTGCGGAACTTATAGCCTCGTCTGCATCAGCTATTGAAAGTTTAAACAAGATTTTAATTAGCAATAAACAACATGAGTCTAAAGTTGCGTTAAAGAATATGGATATTGAAAGTAAAAAGCAACTACAACAGATTGATATGCAAGGTAAGTTCCTAATGAATAGAGA